TCGTAGGAGATGGCATAGATGTGGTACCCTTTGGACAGGGATTCTCTTCACTTTCGGCGCCATCTAAGGAACTCGAACGCCTCATCTTGAGTAAGGAACTTCGGCATGATGGTAACCCGGTCATGAGATGGTGTATGAGTAATGTCATGGTGGAGATGGATGCTGCTGGGAACATTAAGCCTTCAAAGCAGAAATCCTCGGAGAAAATCGATGGGGTAACGGCATTGGTGATGGCGCTTGGTCGAGCGATGGTCCAGCAGCCCTCCCAGGGATCAATCTATGAGACTCGGGGACTTTTAAGGATATGAGACTCGGGGACTTTTAAGGATATGGCAACGAAAGATATCACCGACTATCAAGTCTGTAAAATCGTCAACCGTGTGCAAGAGAAGAGGCTACAATGTTTCTCCACCTCCTGCAGCAGCTCCATCGGTGCTATCCCCACGTCAAAAGCTCTCCCAAAGATTACCGATCTCTTGATACAGGAAACAGGGCAGTGTACGAAGGTCTGTCTTCGAGCCCTTGAGCGAGCGGAGAGACATGGATTTATAGAATATGGTCACTCTATCCATGGTAGCTGGCTTACAGATACTGGCAAAACTTTGCTCGTGACATTCTCCTCGTCCTAAAGGGCGAGGAGACCTTGGAGACCGAGTTCCTATAGAAGGATTAGAGATGGGCGGCTTAGGCTCGGGACATTTTCAGCATGCTGGGCGACCGGGTGTGGTAGGAGGAAGTGCGCCAAGCGGAGTAAGCCAGAAAAGAAAGACTCGTTCAGAAAGACATAAGAAAGAAAGGGAAAAGAAAAAGGATGCTCTTCAGTTCGATCATAAGAATATTAAAGAATATGGCAGTGATTTTTATCCTCCTAGTCTAAAAGACTTACGGGGATTTCTTTCATCTACAGCGACCTTACTTCATATAATAACAGACATTGGTGATTATTATATTGAATTGCCACTTGATATAACAAAAGAAGAAAGAAGTAACATTCTTGATATGATGAAAGATATTCTTAAAGAGAATCTAGAAAAGCTTACTAAGGATTATCCTCAAAAAGTAAGTAGATTTAAAGAAGCAAGACTGTCAACACCAGAACCTACAGACGAAGATTGGCAGAATCTTGCTCAAAAAACTGGAATTACGTATATTTCTCCATAGAAGAGAAGATAGGATATAGTATGGGTGGTCAGAGTTCAAGACATCTCAAACATTGCTCTGTAAGGACGAGAGGCTGTGGGCGGCTTAGGCTCGGGCGACTTTAATCATGCTGGACGACCAGGGCAGGTCGGTGGGAGTACTCCTGGTCCAGGGGGACATGCAAAGCCCCGTGACCGTGATCGTGCAGCGAAGCATGCCCAGAAGCGTAAAGAACGCCATGAACGTATTGACAAAGAGCGTCAGGAAGAGATCGAACGGCAAGCTCAGGAAGAAACAGATGAGCTGATACGAAAGATTGAGCAAGACCTACGAGAGGCCCTCGAACGACGCCGCAAGGAACGTGAAGAACTCCAGCAACGTGAAGACGAAGCCAATGCACTTGCCGATGAGCTTGATAAAGAGATTACCAGGCTTGAAGAAGAAAAACAGAAACTCAACGATGAAGCCAATGAGTTAGCCGATAAAATTGATGAGATGATCCGTGATCTTTCAGAAATCACAGAAAAGAATCTGCAAGAAGCTACTGGAATGAGTGATGAAGAATTTGCTGAACTGAGTGAAGAAGATAAAAAGGAAATGCTTGAAGAGATGCAGAAAGACGCACAAGAAGCTATTGATGAAGCAGAGGAGGAAGAGAAGCGTATAAAAGATGAAGGAAGAGACTTAGAGAAAGAACAAAAGGAAGCTGAAAGAGATCAAGAGAAGGCACAAGAACGGTGGGATAAAGAAAAAGCTGGTCGCCTTAATGAATTAGATAGTAATCCTATCCATATAAACTCTATTGATAAACTCATCGAAATTGCTGAGGATATGGATGAAACTGACATTGTCAAAATCCTTGAAGAAGCAAGAGACGAAGGTACTGATGCAGCATGGGAAAATGCCGAAGAGGCTATTGAAAAGTTGAAAGAAAGACTGAAACGATGAATAATCCCAAGACAACCATCTCAGGCTATGTTGCCCTCATTGGAACACTTCTTATCGTGATTGGGGGTCTACGCCCTACCTCCGCATGGGGCGATCTCATGATACAACTTGGGGCTCTTCTCAGCGGTGGCGGAGCAAGTATCGCAGCAATCGCCGCAAGGGATGGCGGGCACTGACGTCAACTACCCTGCCCTGAAGGGCGGAGCTTGTAGCTCACTGACACCAGTGCGAGGGTAGCCCGCACCGGATGGTCTACCACGGGAGCCGGTACCCGGCTCCGTTGGGGTGATTGACTGCACCCCGAGTGCTCGTAAGAGCATGTACAGTACGGAGGTACTGACGTTGAACTTTTACAGTGGCAACGATTCAGCCACGAACCCCCGAGTTCAGTTGTCAAACAACCTGAGCCCAACCGTTTTCGCCCTGCATGCAGGGTGCCTTCAGCTCAGAGAGGAGTATAGATGGTATTTTGTAACCTATACAACAGGAAAATGCTGTTGGCCCTCTGGGCCAACCTCCTTTCCTCTCCGCCGTGAACGACGGATTTTCTCTGAGGCTTTGTGATGATAGATACTTCTCTCCCACCAGGCTATGAGTCTCTCAAGAGTGGTCTGCTTGTCCCTACTACAATCAAAGCCGATGCTCTTTCAGATATCCGCCACCCTACTGCATGGCTCTTAGACTGGTCACATAGCGGCAGCACTCTTGCTGGTATCTCAGTGAATCATCAGTCTGCTCTAGGCCTGCCAACCTACTACGCATGTATACGAGCCATCAGCGAAGACCTCGGAAAAGTGCCGCTGATTACCTACCGTCGGCTCCAACCTCGTGGGAAGGAACGTGCTCCCGATCACCCTTTGTACACCCTACTTCATGATACCCCAAACGAGGATATGGAAGCCCTCACTTTCCGTGAGACGCTCACCGCCCATGCTCTAGCCTGGGGGAATGGCTATGCAGAAATTGCGAGAGACAGCCGTGGGGAAGCACAGGCCATGTATCCTATCCATCCTAGCCGAGTTTTTGTACGACGTGATGAGGATGGTCGTGTCGTCTATGATGTCTTCGGTACAGAGCAGATTCCCGGAGCACAGCGGACAATCGTCCATCGTCTGCGTAGTGAAAACGTGCTCCATATTCGTGGTCTAGGTGCTGAAGGTCTTATGGGGTACTCCGTACTCACTTTGGCTCGAGAAAGTCTTGGTCTCTCGCTTGCTGCCCAACACTATGGCGCTGCCTTTTTTGGTAATGGGGCTCATATTGGTGGGGTCCTTGAACATCCACAAGTTCTTACGGATACGGCACTCCAACATCTTCGTGAGTCCTGGAGAGAGATGTATAGCGGCCCGGACAAGGTAGGAACACCAGCGATCCTCGAGGAAGGGATGAAGTGGTCACCGATTAGCCTTCCACCCGAGCAGGCACAGTTTCTTGCTACACGGACCTTTCAGCGTCGAGACATTGCGTCCTGGTTTCGCATGCCACTTCATAAAGTGCAGGATATGGCTGATGCGAGCTACAATAATATTGAGCATCAGTCACTTGACTATCTTACTGATACCATGATGCCATGGTTTGTCAGGTGGGAACAGCAGATACAGCGGAAACTCTTTCGCAATGACGTGGAGTATTTTGCCGAGCATCTCGTTATAGGGCTCTTACGGAGCGATCAGAAAGCCCGTAGTGCCTTCTACCGGACACTCTTTAATCTTGCAGCCATCTCACCGAATGAGATACGAGAATTGGAGAACATGAATAGTATTGGACCAGATGGAGATACCTACTTCATTGCAGTCAATAACCTTATGCCGATTCAGCATATTATCCATCCACCACCTATTCCTGAGATCGAAGATGATGATCGTGAGCCAATCCATCCACAACGACCTCTTCTACCCACAAATGGAGTTCAGAGGTAGCGTATGGCCTTTACCCATAACTCGAATATTGCCGAGAGTGAACCATCCTGGGATGCAGTCAATAAGACCAAGCTCCCTCGTATGGCCTTTGCCGACCATGGGGAGCCCGGGAAGAAGTCCACCTGGAAGTATCCTCATCATTGGGTCCAGAATGGTGGTAATGAAGATACCAATGGTGTCTATACGACTGGAACGATGTATTTGCACGTTGGTGGATGGCAGGCAGCGATCAATGCAGCCCATGGTGCACGATCAGGGGAGAAAGCCTCTGCCGGCGTACAGCGTCATCTTGAGGAGCATCGTCCGGCCATCAACCGTCACCGCGAGCACAATGCCATGAGTATCATCGACCCCCAATGTTGGGCAAATCATATGGGGTTCTGGTGCATTGAACCCCTATGGATGCAACAGGCCATCACTGCGATTCAGTCAGGTATATGGGTCGCTTCTTCTCTACAGATGGAGAGTGCACGACAGGAAGAGCAAAAGTACGAACTGTATGAGAATATTGCAGTGATCCCTCTCCACGGTCCTATGATGAAGTCGCCAAGTAAATTTGGTGGTGTCGGGACAGTAGAGACACGACGGGCAATTCGACAGGCAAGCCATGATCCGTATGTGAAGACTATTCTCCTCCACATTGATTCTCCTGGCGGTCATGTAGCAGGAACACAGGAACTTGCTGATGAGATTTACCGTGTGAGGTCGACCGAGAAGCAGATCATTGCACATATCGACGATCTCTGTGCGAGTGCTGCCTATTGGGTGGCGAGCCAAACGCAGCATGTCACGGCTAACATAACCTCAGAGATTGGATCGATAGGAACCATTGCCATCTTACGAGATGCCAGTGAGAAAATGGAGAAAGAGGGTATCAAGGTTTATGTCATTACTACTGGACCTTTCAAGGCAGTGGGGGTAGAAGGCATTCCACTCTCTGAGGACGACCTTGCCTATATCAGTCAGCGTGTCGAAAATCTTAATACCCACTTTCTTGTCTCAGTCACACGTGGGAGAAAGAAGAGTAAAGAGACTATAAGCTACTGGAGTGATGGAAAGATGCACATCGCTCGGCAGGCGCAGAAGATGGGTCTCATTGATGGTATCAGCAGTTTTGAGCAGGTCCTTGAAGAGCATGTAGGTAAACGTGATATACTTCATAACAGTGATGTCTCACGTGGACGGCATGCACAGACATTACGTCTCTTTCGCCAACGACAAGGAGTATAGGCATGGTCGCTGCTGTAAAGAATATCAACGATCTCCTTCTGGCTAGTACCAAAGCAGCCGATCAGGCGCAAGCGCTCCTTGACCTGGCTGAAGCTGAAGGTATGCGGGATTTCACCACTGAGGAGGAAGCACTGTTCGATCAGTACTTGGCTGACTCGAAGCTCTACAAAGAGCAGTATGATGCCGAGATTGCCTCCGATCAGCAACGAGCACAGCGACGGGCACAGCTCGATGAGACACGGCATGTCATCGATGAGGTCCCTGGGCAACTGCTCCGACGTGTAGGGCCATCACGGATAAGTAGCATGGTCGATCGGTTCTTCCTCGATCCAAAGCGTGGCTTTGCTCATATTGGTGAGTTCGCCCTGAGCATCTATGAGTCAGGCATGCCTGGACGCCACATGGTTGATGAGCGCCTGGTGAAGATCACCGCAGCGGCAACTGGTATGAACCAGGCGCAGGGATCTCAGGGTGGTTTTATGGTGCCTCCCCAGTTCTCTATGACACTGTGGGATGGCATGAATGAGCAGCCTGATAACTTGATGAACCTCTGTGATCAGTATACGGTTACAGGAGAGAGCCTGACCTTCCCGGCCAATGCGGAGACCTCCCGAGCAACTGGGAGCCGCTACGGTGGCGTACAGGGTTTCTGGATCGCTGAGGCAGGGCAGATCACCTCGAGCATTCCCAAGGTCAGACGCATGAAGCTCGAACCGCAGGAACTCGCCGTGCTTGTCTATGTCACCGACAAGCTCCTCAACAATGCCCCCGCCATGGAACAGTACCTACGACGTGCAGCAACCGATGAAATCATGTTTCTCGTCAATGACTCGATCATCAACGGCAATGGTGTAGGACAACCAGCAGGGATTATCTCTGCTGCTGCGACGATCTCTATTGCTAAAGAGACTGGACAGGAGGCAAATACTATTGTGTTGGAGAACGTCAACAAGATGTATGCCCGGTGCCATGCCAGGGCCCGCAAAGGTGCTGTATGGTTCATCAACCAGGACTGCGAACCTCAGTTAGAAATACTCTCGGCCGTAGTAGGCACTGGTGGTATTCCTGTCTTTCTCAATGTAGGATCAGGATTTCCCAACGTAGCGGAGGCTCCACAGAACCGCCTCAAGGGCAAACCCCTGATGCCCATTGAGTACTGTAAGACACTAGGAACCAAAGGTGACATCATTCTTGCCAACCTGAGCTACTATGCTCTTGGAGTTCGTGGTGGAATTGATGAGGCCATGTCCATGCATCTCCGATTTGATTTCGCTGAGACAGCCTTCCGCTTCATGTTCGCCGTGGATGGGCAGCCCTGGCTTGCCTCAGCGATCACCCCATTCAATGGCACTAACACCCTTAGTCCAATGATTGTCTTAGACACCAGGGCATAGGCTGGCCCTGTCAGAAAAGGAGAACAGCTATGCCACCGCATCTTGTTGAGCTTATGGGAATAGAAGTAGTCCAGGTCCCCATTGATACGACTGGAGCCGCGATATCTTCCGATTGGCTCTCACTCAAGAACTATGCCCATGCAACGATTGTTATTTCCCAGGGTGCATGGGCTGGTGGGACACCGGCAGTAACCCTAGCTCAGGCTAAAGACGTTGCCGGTACTTCGGAGAAAGCCTTAGCGTTTACGAAGCGCTGGGATAAGGTTGCCGTCTCCGGGACAACCTTTGTGCAACAGACGGTTACTTCCAATACCTTCAACCTTGCCAATACGGCAAATACCATCAACGTCATCGAAGTCGAGGCCGCCGAGTTGGATACCGATGGTGGTTTTAATACAATACAGGTCGAGGTTGCATCGCCTGGGTCGAATGCTGATCTGATCTGTATTATCGTGATCCTCAGCGGGGCACGGTATCCTCAGGCCGTCATGAGTGATGCGAAGGTTGATTAGTACGTGGGCAGTAGAGGATGACTATGCCTTGGAAGTGTCCGGTATGTGGGTTTATCCTGCACAAAATGTTACTTCGTGCTACGGATATGGCAGTAGGCATAAACCTGAGCACGAGCAGAGAGGTCTGCCCAAATGATGGAGTAACGCTTATCCCACTTGAGGAAAATGATGATGGTAAGGTTGGAAGGAACCATTAAGCGTTTCATTGGGAGTTCGACCGATGAGAAACCAACCGCGGATATTCCATCAGGGTCGAGCTTTCTTGAAGCCGATACGGGGAACATCTGGCGCTATGATGGCCGGCTATGGATGAAGATACCAACAGGGAAGGAAATAGTCATCTACTTCGAGCTGATGATTACGCTTCTCATAGATATTCGTGAAGCGCTCTACAACCTCTAGACTCACAAAAACTATCGTGAGTAGGAGACTCTCATGGATTTGAAAGGGATGGTACGACGGATTGGGCAGCGCATGTTGGGTGAAAACCTCCTTGGTATGGATGAGTTTGGGAATGTAAGCATAAGCCATGCCCTGCCCTATTATGCCAGACTGGCCGCGGGGGGAAAACTCTTCGCCATTGATATGCATGCAGGTACGGCGAAGGCGCCAGTGGTTGCTGCACCGACAACCTCCCCAGAGTGGGATTATACAATGCCAGTAGTCAGGAACTCATGGTAGTGGTGCAAGCTGCCTGTACAATCAAGTCAGGTACGCAGGGGCTTGGGATTGCCCTCATGGGTGCGGCGGCGATCGGCGAGCAGACCCTCGTGAGTGCTGACTACGCTTCGACGATCAAGACCTGTCTCGATGGCACAAACAAGAAGCCCGATGTCTACCTTCAGAAC